AGAACCAGAAGAAGTAAACTTATGGTATGTGTAGCCGCCAGATGAGGTTATAGTGCCACCTGTAGCCGCAGTTCCCCCAGCATATCTGATAACAACGACCCCAGAACCACCATTAGCACCATAACCAGTTGCAACACCGCTTACGCCAGCTCCACCACCGCCGCCGCCGCCAGTGTTTGCAGATCCCGCAGTTGCACCAATAGTGTAGCCTCTACCCCCATTACCGCCACCACCAGAACCGCCTGATCCACCGCTGCCAGAGTTGCTATTATTGCCACCGCCGCCGCCGCCAGATACGGTTATAAAGCTATTCCAAGTGTAACCTGAGCCACCGTTGCCGCCATTATTGTCCGACCCATTGCTGCCAGAGCTACCTCTGCCGCCACCGCCGCCAGCAGATATTGTACCAGAAGTATCGCCATTTCCTCCTGAGTTACCTTGCCCAGTTGTACCAGATGCACCACTACTATATGAGGCATTCGCAGCACCGCCACCGCCTGATCCACCAGATAAAGCTTGCCCCGCAGGGCTTCCAAGAGTAGCCCCTCTGCCGCCGCCAAGAGCACTGCCCATTGAGCCCGCAGAGGTGTCACCTCCGCTTGTTATAGCGCCTTGGGATACTCCTCCCGCACCAATAACTATAGTGTTTGATGATGATGCTAACGCACCATTTACTACAAGAGCGCCACCTGCGCCACCACCGCCTGACCTGTTAATTCCCCCTGCGCCACCGCCACCTACGATTAACACATCAACAACCATAAACCCTAAAGCATTCGCAATACTATTTTTTGTTGTAGTATCTAAGCTCGCAATGTTTTGCAGTTGCCTGCCTGAACTAATGACATCAGTTCCCTGAATTTCAAGCATATCGACGTTAACAACACCGCTGCGAACCTCTAGGCTCTCATTACCCCCAGCTACTACCCGCCATTGATTGCCTGAGTGAAACTGCATGTAAGTATCAGTATCGCCAGTTGAATAAATAGCATTATCAACAGTAATGCTCTCAACGTCTGTAATGGAGTTGTTTCCAAAACTTACATTACCTGTAAACGTACCGCCACCAAAGGGATTACCAGAAGGTCCAGTTGGTCCAGTCGGGCCTGTTGGGCCTGTTGAGCCAGTATTACCTGTTGGCCCTTGTGGCCCCGTAGGTCCAGTGACAGAGTTTCCTTGTGGACCCGTTGGCCCTTGTGGTCCTGTCGGGCCAGTTGGTCCAGTTGGTCCAGTACCACCGTTATTACCCGCTGGCCCCGTTGGACCCGTAGGTCCAGTAGCTCCATCATCACCATCTGAACCTGTTGGGCCTGTTGAACCTGTTGGACCCGTAGAACCTTGTGGGCCTGTAGGTCCAGTAGCACCCGTAGGACCAGTCGGGCCTGTAGGTCCAACCAAAGCTGCATTAGCTATAGTCTGCTTTTCCCATCTGCTTGCACTAACGTCATACACTGGAATTAAATCACTAGATACTGCATCTGTATTAGTAGGGAAACCAGTAAGAGATGAACCTACATTAGCACTATCTGTAACATTAGCAGAGGCTTCAATTCCATTTAGTTTACTATGATCTGCATTAGTAAATACATTACTATCAGATGCACTTTCCACTAATGCTCTTATTTCTGCAGCGCTTTGGTCAGCAGTAGCACCGCTTTCTATGCCATCTAGCTTTGCACCATCTACAGATAAGTCTCTACCGTCTACAGTTTGTGATCCTGACATAGTAATGTTACCAGTCATTTGACCACCAGACTTAGGTAGTTTTTCTCCTAAGCTAGTTGCTGTAGTTGTAGCAAAGTTAGCATCGTCACCTAATGCTGCAGCTAATTCGTTAAGTGTGTTAAGTGCAGCAGGTGCTGAGTCAACTACGTTAGCTGCAGCCGTATTTGCATATGACTGATACTCAGATTCAATAGTAGCTAGTTGCTTACCATCTAAAGTATCTGCATCAATGTTTAGTGCATCAATATCAGCTTTAGTCTGGTCAGCAGTAGCACCTGCTTCTATAGCATTTAGCTTAGAGTGATCTGCGTCAGTAAATACGTTAGAATCTGTAGCAGCCTCTACAGCCGCTCTAATCTCAGCATCTGTTTGGTCAGCAGTAGCACCCGCCTCAATAGCGTTAAGCTTCGTATGGTCAGCATCTGTAAAAACATTACTATCTGTAGCTGCTTCTACTGCTGCTCTTATTTCTGCATCTGTCTGATCCGCTGTTGCACCAGCTTCTATTCCATCTAGCTTAGAGTGATCAGTATCAGTAAATACATTAGTATCACTACCAGCAACAATTAACGCACGAATCTCTGAGTGCGTTTGATCTGCAGTTGCCCCACTTTCAATACCATCTAACTTAGTACCATCATTACTCAAGTTACGACCTTGTGTAGTCCTACCTGATTTTGTTTTGATGTTACCACTAGCATCTAAAAGATCTGCTAACTCTCTTGCCTTACTGGTCATCTACGTATCCTATTTAGTTAAACCCACTTTGGGCCTTCAAACCAAGCTACTAAACTTCTTCGTGTTCCGCTCGTTACGGGTTGTACTGAATGTTGTAAATAAGAAGGAAATACTAATACTGTTCCTTTTTGCTTACTTATTACTGGGTCAGGTGATGTGCACTCGCTAAAAGAAAAGGCACCACCTTTATATTCATCTACATGAGAAAGCTGTACAGTTACAGATAGCTTACGATCTAAACCATCATTGCGGTTCCAATTAATGTCATGATGCCAAGAGTAGTGACCACCTTCTGAGCCTAAGTATTCTGTAAATTGTATATCCGCTTTTTTATAAATATGAGCGTTAAAAGCATTTCTATTTGCTATATCTACAAAGTCATAAAGTAAATCTAATACAGGTTTATTATTTGTAAGCCAAGATACTTTACTCTTCCGTATATCTGCACCGCTGCTATTAAAGGTACAAGCTTCTGCTGTTTCACCAGCTTGTTTTACAATATTATCTACTATATCTTCTGATAGTGCAGCAGAAAATAGCTGCCAGTTTTGTCTTACATTGTCCATAAGTTATCCTTATTGTTTTTATTATTATACATAAAATTACTCCAACGTTACGTCATGCAGGTTTAGTGGGCCAAATCACATTTTGCGGAAATCCAGACTGCTCTGTAATGTTTAATAAATCCCTGCGATATTGCGCCCACTCAGCCTTTTTTTCTTCTGAAAGATCTTGCCATTTTAGCGGTGTGTTAGAGATAGCATCAACTTCAGCAAATAATAAATAGTTTCTTAACTGTCTAACTTCATTAGAATAATAATCATAAGAAGTTTGAGCGTCAGGCTCTACCCAAACGCCATTTTCATAAGTGTGTATAGGGGTAGGTTGCGGCTCTACTTCTATCGTATCTGATGGGTATGCGTCAGTAATATGAGGCCCAAGATCATCTGTAAGCGTAACCCAATATTGTCCTTTAATCTGACTGTAAAAATGTCTCATTACTTTAAAGCCCTTACTGTTGCATTGGCAACATAACTTATTTGAAAATATTGGTTGTTTGGAATGACGGAGTGAAATGTTGGGTAATCAACACCAGGAACCCCTGGGTCTCCCGCTGGAGCAGAAGCAGAGCTTGTTCCTACATATGAAAAGCCAATTCCAGCTACTTGCATAATTTCGCCAGTAGTATTTTGATATTGAGTATTGTTAGATAGGCCGTAGGCTTGCCAAGTATTAGACGCAGAAGCTGCTGGACCCGTTGGACCCGTTGGACCCGTTGGACCCGTTGGGCCAGTAGCCCCTGTTGGACCCTGTGAGCCTGTTGCTCCTGTATTTCCCTGCGGCCCTGTTGGCCCCGTTGGCCCCGTTGGTCCAGTAACAGAGTTACCTTGTGGCCCTGTTGGCCCTGTTGGTCCAGTCGGACCTGTGACAGAATTACCTTGAGGGCCAGTTGGTCCTGTTGGACCCGTAGGGCCAGTAGCACCATCATCACCGTCAGCACCCGCTGGACCCGTAGGGCCAGTCGGACCAGTAGGGCCAGTTGGCCCCGTAGAGCCATTAGAACCATTAGATCCTGCTGGACCCGTTGGACCTGTAGGGCCAGTTGGACCTTGCAATGCCGCATTGGTAATTGTTTGCTTTTCCCATCTACTAGCAGACACATCATATACAGGAATAAGATCTGAACCTGTTGCGTCCGTATTGGTAGGGAAACCAGTAAGAGAAGTGCCTACGTTTGCACTATCTGTAACATTAGCAGAAGCCTCAATACCATCCAGCTTCGTGCCATCCGCTGCAACGTCACGACCATCGACGGTTCCGCTTGCTGCAATGTTTCCTGTTACGTCAATGCCTGTGCTGGTGGTGTTTAACTTTTCAGCATTGTCATAATACAGAGTTACTGCACCGTTATTACCAGCAAACAAATAGTTTTCACTATTGTCAGCGTTATTTAATTCAAGATTATTTGCCTGTATTCTTAGGTTTCCAGTGCCGTTATCTTGAATAATGCTCCGACTACCATCATGGTAAATCTGTAGGTCAGACCCTGCGCCAAAAATGGCCTTGTCGTTGTCGCCTAAATTAATATTACCCGTCATAGTGCCGCCAGCTTTAGGCAGCGCAGCATCAGCAGTAGCACCCTGTGCGGCTGTAGCGTAGTCGGAGCTATCAAATGCTTTAACTTGTTCTAGGTTAGTAACCTCACTATCCATTAAGGCACCAGCGGAAGTTACGTTAGTAGTATCTGTTACATCTGCACTAGCTTCAATACCATTTAGTTTTGTATGATCTGCATCTGTAAACACATTACTGTCAGTAGCGGCTTCTACCGCCGCCCTGATTTCAGCGTTAGTTTGATCGCCAGTTGCTCCTGCTTCAATAGCGTTAAGCTTAGTATGATCAGCGTCAGTGAAGACGTTACTGTCTGTAGCAGACTCTACAAGAGTGCGTATCTCAGCCGCAGTCTGGTCTGCTGTGGCACCTGTTTCAATACCTGACAGTTTAGTATCTTTAGCATCTGTGTAAGCATTAGCTTCTGCTTCATACAAAGTTTTTATTTCTGCGCCTGTCTGATCTGCCGTAGCAGATGCTTCTATGGCGTTTAACTTAGAGTGATCTGCATCAGTAAAAACATTACTGTCTGTAGCAGACTCTACCAAAACTCTTATTTCAGCAGCAGTTTGGTCTGCTGTAGCAGATGCTTCTATACCATCTAGCTTAGTACCGTCTGCAGCTACATCTCTTCCATCTACAGTACCAGTAACAGTAATGTTACCTGTAACGTCAATACCTGCAGCAAAGTCTACATTAGCATCAAACTGCCCACCAGTAGATTTAGGTACAGCATCAGCTACAGTAAAGGACTTAAACGCTACAATATTTAACTCATCTGAAACAGTAGCACCTGTACTTAGAGTAACAGTATTTCCACCTGAAACACTATAGTCTGTACCACCACCTTCTAAGACAATACCGTTAAGAAATACTAATACGTTATCTTCAAAAAATGCTAGTTGATTGCTATTGTCATCATTACCAGTAAACGCTGTTTGACCAGATGTAGCAGTAAAGTAAAAGTAATCAATAGAGCGATTACCTAAGTTTTCAATATCAGTAGCAGACGTAGTAATAAATACTTCTGATTCACCTGCTAAATTAAGTAAAGACCCTGTAGAGCTTTCCTCATAGGATCTTGACATAGTGGTTCCGCTATGAGTGTAGACTCCTGTGCCTACTTCCCAGTTGTTACCATTAATAATTGTGTAGCGTACTGAGTTACCATTAAGGATACCACCTTGAGCAAAAGTTTGAAATCCTCCTACAGCAGAACCAAGGGTAATAGTACCTGTTCCTGTAGTAGACGTATTTACTTTTACACGATTTGCAAACTTAATTGTCATAGATAGGTATCCTTAAAGTATCTTATGCAATACGAATTACTGCCGTACCTGCTGCAGCTGCAGGAAACTCAATAGTTAAATCACCTGCTGTTGCACTAACTGTACCACCAAAGTCAATAACTGCTATTGCTTTGTTAGCCTGTGCAGTATTATAAATAATACAACCATCTGTAGAGATAGTTACATTTTGAAATACCTCATCAGTAAAGTCAACAATAGCTGTGCTACCAGCTAAAGTAATAGCAGCGCCATCTAGTACTTGACCACCTGCAGTGTAATTTGTTCCTGATGCTTCGTCGGAGTTACCAGTAACATTTGAGTAGTTAGTAGTAGCTGCACCATAAGTACCTGATGGTGAAGCTTTAATTAGAGCCAATTTTAGTGAGTGAGTATCAAGATCGTGAACACCGCCAAGTAGCTCTTGCTTAAACGTGTTGCACATTGCTGTAGTAATTGCCATTTGAAGATGTCCTTTATATGCAAATAAAGATAGGCCACAGTTAAGCAGCCTATCTCTGTAAGTGTATTATCAGGCGATATTATATTTCGCTGATACCAGAGCTTCTGGACGAAGGATCTTGCGACCGTAAAGGTGCATCCCACGCACAATATCTGCAAATGAGTCTGGGTCACGATAAGTCTCAGTTTTGTTGATCTGCTCTGCAGATGCAACGGCTGAGTCGTGTCCAGCACAGATAACTCCAAAGTTAGCGTTCTGGTTTGCGGAACCTGAAGTTCCTGCACCAGTACCAACTGCTGGCAAGTTTGAAGTTACGTAGACGCGGAAGCCATGAAAGTTATTCAGAACCATACCGTTCTGTAACCCTGAACCACCAAAGTCTGCATTCAACAAACGTGAGTCTTCATCGCGCAAGACTTCCATCATTACGGGATCAATAACCAACCAGCGACCTTGTGAGTCAACTTGCTGTTGATCCAGCAAACGTGCCATACGCGATACAATCATCGCAGGAGACACAGTTGCTGTTGGCAATGCTGTAGCGCCAGAAAGACGTGCAGCTACTGGGATTGAATGGTCACCAGCAGAAGATGTAGTGATGTTACCAAAGTCACCTTTTTTCAGCTTATTAACTGCGAGCAACTCGTCTGTACCAGCCGCTGAGTTAGCTTTGGTTCCGTTGATAACGTTGTTTACAGTATCAGCAGATTCATCTTCCAAGATGTTACCAGTTGCACCAGCAGCAGGTGTTTGCTTATAACCAGCCATGTAACCAAGTACATCTTTGTCAAACTGGTCAGCCAAACGATAGGCTGCGCGATCTGACGCAAGACTTTGGAAGTTGACATGGGAATGAGCATCCTCAATATCATCGACTTTGAAGGCAAAATAATTGGCTTTGTCGATATTAAGACTAAAGTCAGAGTCAATCAAATTTTGTGCGGCAACAGTTGTACCACGCAGATAAGGTTTAACTTCTACTTCAGGCTCTTTAACGATTTTCACGCTATCGCCCATGTTGGCAATCTCGCCAAAATAGTCGTTGTTAGTAATTGCTTCACAGATAGCAGACTTGCGGAATGCAAGTTGTACCTGTTTGCTGTAGATTACTGGTGACCAAACCCCATTGGGAAGGTTACCATATCCACTCGCTGATCCAAATGCCATTGTTTATTCCTTTCGCATTATTGGTTCCAAGATACAAACTAAAACAATTTCAAGTTTAGAGGCTAACATACTGGGTGCATTGTTTACAAGAGTGGCCGCTCCTATATGCAATGGGCCAATAGAGATTAGGTAGTTCCGTAAGAGTATTGCTGTTTGTGAATAGTAAAGTTTAATTTAGTATAGAGTAGGTTGCTATTTAATAGGGCTACCCTATACTAAAGGATTGTACATATAGTTATACCATAGTTTTTCTACATGTCAATAGCTTAACGAGCATTTCCTGAAATATCATAAATAAATTTTCCAGTACGAATAGATTCCATAATATCATCCGCATACTTCTCGTATTCTTGTGGAGACATTTTATTTACCTGAGATTCCTTTAGGTAGTTACTTGTCTCATCAGTTTCTGGGCGAGTACGTGTAGATTTAGTTCCTACTGATCTCGCCGCATCTTTGTCAGTATTTTTACTTTTAGTTTTTGCAATGCCTCTATCGCTTTTATATAAGTCGATAGCACGAGAAGCTGAACGAGCATCTTCAGTGTTTTCATACAAAGCGTCTTGAACCCACTTAGGCTGCTCTTCAGCCCATTCGTGGAAGTCATCGCTGTCACGTATTGTGCCAAAGTCAGGGTGAAGTCGCATAAGCTCTGCTTCAGCCTTTTCACGTGTGGCCTCATATCGCATTTCATCAATAGCTTTAACACGATCTTCTAATTCCTTTGACTGTTCTCTTGCCTTTTTAATTGCAATAGTTTCTACGATAGCTGCTACATCAGGATATTCTGCTGCCCACTTATCTAAGTCCTCATCACTAGTAGGTAGTTTAATTCCTTGTGCTGCAGATTCGTTAAGTTGTTCTTCTAGTTTTTTAATTCGATCTTCGTAGCTACGTTCTTTTTCTTGAGTATGTCTACGTAAATCACCATAACGTTTTTTAAAACTACGCTCTTCTGCTGTTTCAGGTACTTGCTCTTCCTTTTGCACTCCCTGTTCTTTTACAGACTCATCTTGTTCGTCCATTAATTTTTGCAGTTCTTCTTCTTCTAACTTTCGTTTATCTTCGTTTGAGTACTTGCGATTTGCAAATGCTACTTTTTTTGGCGCTTCCATTTCGCCAGCCATTATTGTATCGTCCATTTATTTACTTTCTTTTCTGGGGCCACCGTAGCCTAGTGTTGTTGTTAGGGGGATGAGTAGCCAGACAAATGTAACAGATTACTTACGTGCTGTTACTTACCACGTTTCTTCATTAAACCTCCATGTGCTTTACCACCGCCCCCTCCACGTTTGGGTTTATCTGGTTTGTTAGGATTATTATCTTGTGCAGGGCCACCTGATGGACGTGATGGCGGTTTAACAGAAGTTTTAGGTGCAGCAGATCCAATTCTAGTTGCTGTTCCTGTTTTAGCTAATGTTTCAGAAAAACTACTTCTGTCATCTCTATCATTATTTGAAACCGTTGAAGTAGAAGGTGCTGTAGTTGTTGTAGGTGATCTACCGCTACCTGTAGCTGATACAGGTGTTAGTGATCCTGCGCGTCTTGTTGGCTTACTTACTGGGCCTGTTTCACTTAATACAGTTCCAGTTAATCCTGTTTCAGGTATAGCACTCTTATTCATAACTGCATTTTTAACTTTATCCATTAAGCCTAAACTAGCCATTTTAGATTGCTGTGCAACTAGCTCTTTACCTTTATTTATAAGATCACTTTCGTAAGCTGCTCTAGTTTGTCTATCTATATCACCTACATTTGTTTGTAGCTCAGTAGGAGTAGGTACTACAGTAGGAGGTTGCATTGCTATTTTTCCTAATGTTGTTATAGGAGTACCAGCATCTTTAATCGTACCTGACATACCTGTTAATCTATTGTCAACAGGAACTTGAGTCGTAGGATCTTGCTGCATAGCAGGTATTTCTTGTAATATTTTTTCTACAGCAGCAGAACCTTGTTCGCCTGTAACTGGAACTTTATCTTCTTTAGGTATTCCTAAAGCTTCTTTTTCTTCTGCAGACATATAATCTTCAATAGAAAGTTCAAAAGGAGTTTGCTTTGAAGTTGCAATTAAGCTTGGTGATAAAGGAATAGCACTACTATCTACAGGTGTAACATCTTTAGGTGGCGTTTCTACTTTATTTAATTTAGTTGCAGTATTTGTAACAGCAGCTTGCTGCTCTCCTGTTAGCCCTAAAGACTCAGCTATTGATCCTATAACTGCACCAATAATACTAGTACGTTCTTTTTTACCTAATAGTTTTTCTTTAGCACTACGTAATGCTGCTACTTGTCCAGGTACTGTAGTTTTCTTTGCTTGTTCTATACGAGCATCTATATGTTTTAGCGCTTCTTTTTTATTATATTTATTAGCTGCATATGCTAAGCCACCTATTAATGGACCGCCTAAAACACTGGCTACACCTGCTACAATATTTGGTGTAGCACCACTAATAGTTTCTATTTCTTTAATATACATATCTAATGGAGCATCTGCCCACCCACCTGCTTCAACAAATGGATTTTTAGGTGCGGGTTCATCTGATCCACCACCACCACTACTCGCGGGTGCTGCAGGTTGCGTGGGTATGGGTTGACCTGTAAATAATACATAACCATCAGGTATGGTGTCAAGAGGTTTATCGCCTTGGAACCTAATATTTATTTTATTACCAGCTTCATTAATATATACTTTATTTTCAATAGGAACATCTGCAGGAGATACAGGCCACTGAATACCACCAATAGCAAAGTTATTCTCTTCGCTATCGTCCTCACCTTCTACAATAATTAAGTCAGCCATACCAAACGGTAAGTCATCAGGCATAGTAGCTTCTTCAGAGTTACCCATCTGACCCATAGCTTCCATTTCTTTCAGGCCCATCTTAGCCATCTGACGCATCTGCATAAGTTTTTCAAGACCAATAAACCTAACTACATCTGCAGGGAAAATAAATTCACCTTCGCTGATGTTAGCTGGAATGTCATCACGAACTTCTTTACGTGTACTTCCAGATGGAACTTCATTACCAGATACCTCATCCACCATACCGCCTTCATCTTTTAGTCCACCGTCTTCAAAGAAGCTCATTTGATCTTTCATAGCAGTTCCACCTTTGTTAAATTTTAAATTATCACTACGCTTACGTGCAGCTTGTTCTGCATCTTCTCTACTTTTATGTGAACTAGTAGGCTTAATAATTTCTGCCTCTAGCATAAGTTTTAATGTAGCATCATCGTATTTATGACCATTATGTATACTAGGAATGTTTATCCACATATCCTTATACTTAAACGTAGTAGATTTTTCAGATACCATTTCACCTTCAGGAGTTTTATAAACATCCCTACCTGCCTGTGTTTTTTTACCTGTACTTGTACCTACTTTTTTATCTGCCATTTAGTACTTCATCTTTCAATAACTTTAATCTGCGTAATTGATTTATTGCACCCTGCGCTCTATGCACAACAGTAATACTATCTGTTTGTTCCATTATTCTGTGTTGTTCAGTAATAAGATAGTCAAAGTATTCCTCTAACGCATTAGCCTGTTGGGGGTTGCCCAGCGTTGGCTTGAGGCGGTTGAGCAGTTGGTCCTTGTTCATTTCCACTAAATCCTTGTTCTTGAGGTGTAGGTACTTGACCTGTTCCTATGTTACCACCCCCTGCTCCTGTAGGATCTAAAGGGTTGGCTCCCTGTTGTTGTTGCTCTTGGGCTGGGGCTGCAAAGCCTTTCATAAGCTCTGCTTGTATTGCTGCCTCATCCATATTGTTAGTTACTTTATCTGGGTCTAGCTCCATTGACTTAGCTATCTCCCTAATAATATACTGGAACTTAGCATACGGCGCTAGTGAAGGATTAGATGCTACTTGTAAAAACTGCATCAAACGTTGACTACGTACTTCGTTAGCCATAAGACTTTCTGTGCCACGAGCTTTAACTTCTAAATCTCCACGCAACTCAGGATCGTAACTAAACTGCATATTAAAACTAAACAAGCCCTCACCTAAAGGACGTAGCAAGTAGTCATCAATGTTTTTAATTACTGTTTTTATACCGCCCTGTGCGGCACCCATAAGCATAGAAATGCCAGAAGCAGTACGGCCCACGCCACTGACCCCTGTTTGACCATGAGCGAAAGATGGAAATCCAGTTGACTCATCTGCTAATACCCTTGCTTTATCAAATAACTGCAGGTTTTCTCCTGCAACATTAGGGAACTTAGTTCCAAACACTGCTTGTCCTGGGGCACCACCTTGGCGTCTAAATACTTTACCAGGATATACTGATAAGTCTTGGCCTGGAACTAAGTTAGTTTCATCTACTTCAATCAATAGATTACCAGACAATACGGCGTTGTCAACTGCCATTCGCATAAAACCATTCATTAAAGTTTGCGTATCGTCCATATTTTCTGCAAGACCCACACCAAAAAAACCATACGGGTTTAGTTCATATGGAGAGGCGTGGTACGGAATCTTAGCAGGTTTGAAAGGATTAAGTACCATACGTAGTAGTTTACCATTACATATCCAAACGTTTGCTTGTAACTCATCAAAGCCAGATAGTTCGTTAGGGATATCTACACCTTGTTCTTCTAGTAGCTCTACGTCTACCATACCCCAATACTCTAATACTTCAAAACGATCAATACCATGTTCAGGTGCAAAGTCAGCTAAGTCATGCTCCCAATCTTTTCGTGTATAATCTTCACCGTAAGAAATAGCTTCATCAATTAAAGATGATCTAAAGTAAGGACGTTTCTTAAGGGCACGTAGTTGTGTGCGTGATAGTTTATGGCGCTCAATAACAAACTGAGCTTCATCCATATTACTTGCATCTGGATCTGGATAAAAATTCCACACAGATACGTGAGATATCTGTGGTACTGTTTTAATCACAGGAGAGTACTCACCCTCTTCATTCCAGTTAGCATATTCTTTATCTACAGCAAATGGACCTTTCATTACACCAGTACCAAACAACGCCATTTCAAATACTGTACTACGTAGATGTTTACCTGCACTTGACTCATCTAACTGGTCATGTATTTTCTTTTGCATTTTCTTAGCTGCAATCATAGCTGGGCTGAATGTGATTGCGGATGGTGTAAGTCCTGTAGTACCTTTTAGATTATCTATATCTTCTAGTTTTTCTTTTAGTGGGCCAAGACTTTCCATAAGGGTCTTTTCTGTCGCACCCTTAACCCACTCTTTGCCATCTCCCTTGTAACCATAAGGAGACACAATCTCATTCTTAGTATCTTTACGTAGTTGTTCAGGTTCTTTAGGATCAAAATTAACATCTGCTACAACACCATCTGGTAGCTCTGTAGGATCTACACTTAATGGAAATCTATTGTTAGCAAATAGTACATCAATCATCTGACCATATGCAGCCAGTGTTTTTGTTTTAGTTACCTTAATAAATACACGAGACTTTTCAGCTTCTGTAAATTGTACATCAGAGCCATATAGTCCTCTATAGTTTCTATATGATTTAAGCCAGCGCTGTTCGTCCTGCTCACGATAATCCTCAGAACGTTTGTATCTTTCCATAATAAATGGAATTATTTTAGATGCACCATAGTCTTCAACATCAGAGTTTTCTGTGTCTTCAAGGGCAATGGAATCGTCCTCAATAAAAATTTCATCAATATCTGACATATAGTTTCTTTCCTTAATATCCAAATGTTGCGTCTGCTACTTGCATTCCGCTTGCCATAGTAGGCCCACCAAATTCAAAGTTAGTAAATCGTGGTCGTGACATAATACCATATCTTAAAGCATCGTACAAGTGATCTTCTGAGGTCGTGTCAATATCCTCTGGATTTCGTTTATCTATAGGTAAGGCTGGAAGCTGTGCAATAAGATTGTGGCAAGTATTAAAGAAAACCATACGAGGCTCTTCTGTGTATTCGTCAACTTGCAATCTCCTGTGCACTTCGTTTTTACCAGCTACACGAGAGCCTTTTGATCTGTCAGATGGACGCCAGCGACAGCCCTTCATAATCATTTGTTCAGCCAATGACGGGCCAGTATCACCACGCTTGTGCCATAGAGAACTATCCAAAACACCATATCTAATTGAGCCATCTTCAGCCTCTGCATCTAATACCATATCAGCTAAATCTGTAGCTAATACTTTGCCTACATACAGTTCCCTGTATACTACTAACTGTTCACTAGGAGATACTGCAAACCAAATAACCCCTGACTTACTTCCATATCCGTAATCACACGCTCTAAATTTAACCCAGTTATGTGGTATAGCAAATGGCTCAACTACATGTATCTGCCTATTAAATTCAGTAAATGCTGCGCCTTCTTTAATATCCCAGTCACCTTCCAGTAGCTGTCTTCTTTGCTGCTCTGGTAAAGACAGAAGCATTGCTTCATAATCACCAGTTTCTGCTAGGTAAGGATTGTCGGAAAGACGGGCAGGTATAAACCTACGCTTGAATAAAGGTTTGCCAGCTTTTGAGTGTCCAGCAGGATAGCGTAATACTTCATTTGTTTCAATATCAGTTGCATCAAAAGATTCCCCAGAGGAGGCGGGATCAATAAACATCTTTTTTACCCAATGATGCCCCCTACCTCCTGGGTTTGTAGTAGCCCTCATGTATACTGGTAAATCACTTGCTGTAGATCTCAAGCGACTTCGCATGTAATTCCAAGCGAATGGAGTAGGCCACTGAGTTAGTTCGTCAAAGCCTATCCAACTAAAAGCAAGACCTTGGTAACGTAGTACGTCATCTTCTTTATCTAAGTAAGACATCCACAGTCTGGCACCAGAGGGTGCAGTCCACTGCATCTTACGTTCTGACCATTTAATCCCAGGCCAGATCTTAGGGTACATTTCTTGAGACTTAAATATAAGTTCTCTTAGTTCTTCTGTAGTATGCCGTAGGAGCAATCCTGAAAAGGCTGGATGACCCATAAAGCGTAAAGGGTCAGCCAACATAGCGTAGGACTTACCGCCACCTGCAGAGCCACCATATAGTACCTCACGTTCACCTGCAGCTAAGAAGTCTGTTTGTGGTCCAACATTAGGCTTAAAGATTACGTTATGATCTTCTTCAACCTGCTGGGTAAACTCTTCTATTATATCAGGCTGCGGATTGGGCGTTTTCGCTTTGCGTTTTCGCGGTGGCTCCTGTGCGGCTATTTTCGATTTCTTCCGCTTTGGCGATTGCCTTTTTCGCATAGTCTGCCCATCTGCGTAAGCTGCCAGCTTTGTTTTTTCTTCTTCGTTCATTATCCAACCGTTTCTTGAGTCCTACGTGCGATATAGTTCTACCTGTATTTCTGGTCAACCAGTTCGCTACTTCACGATACGAATACTGTTTAAGATATTGTTTCGCTTCCTCAAGCATATCAAGTTCTAAACTAATTGGCAATAGTATTCCGTCATCTTCTGGATCTAATTCATATCCAAATGGAACTGTTCTTGCTACTCGTGGAATAGGTGTCCACTCATTGTCTTCTTTAAGATCCGTTGGTTGGGGTAGTTTCCATTTACCTAATGGCTTAGTCATCATCTTCCTGTACTTGTTTAGCTGGCATTAGCATAACACCACCCTTAGCTTCTACTTGCATCTTTTCAGTTTTAACTAAACCAGTACGATCTAGTAACTCTTTAGCTGCTGCCATCTTATCACGAATACCTAACTCAGTAGGATCATACAAAGCGCTAACCATAGCCATAGCAGCTTTAGGTACGTTACGTGCTAGATAACTATGCGTAACATCTAGGATCTCTTCCTTAAGACTATTAGTAATTTCAGTGTTAGTAGTGTTAGGTGAGTATCCTGCCAGCTTCTTAGCCATAGTGACATCGCCACCTGCCTCATCCATAAGGACTGCAAGAAACTTTTGTTGACGCTCTGTTAGTTCTCGTGCCATACTAGTCCTCTATCATACGGAGTGCTTGCTCCAATGTTTCTTTATTACGGCGTGTCCAACCGCGACCAAATGTCTCAAATGTTTTTAACGACTCATAAAATGTTTGACGTTGTGTATATACATTTTCAATAATAGCTTTAGGTTCTTTATTCATAATAGCTTGTAGTGTACGTGGTCCTATAGCCCCATCTGCAGTTGCTCCGACAGCACGTTGAATAGCTTTAGCTGGGCGACCGCTACCAGAATTAACGGCCCAGTCAAAGGCGCACCAGTCAACACCGCTAGGAAGATCATCACCTCGTACCCTATCCCAATAATTTTTCTTATAGATGGGAGCTACATCTATTGAGGTAAGCTCACGCATCTCTTCTTCTGTAGATTCTCTACCTATCCACTTATCGTAAACAGCTTTAGTAACACCAAGGTTAGTCATACCCCCTGGGTCTTTGGGATGATTTACAAAGCCACCTTCATGGTGAAGTAACATGGATAAACATTTGTTAAAGTTTTTATGCATATTATTTGGGCCTTTTTGGTGGACGCATAGATCCTGCTAATGCAGGTTTCTTGGGTGGACGTTTGTTAGGAATCTTAGCTGCATCTTTAGTTTTAGCTGCGTTAGCTTTAGCTACTTCTTTTTCAATACGGGCTTGTAACTGCGCGCGTTTCTTAGCGTCAGTTTCAGCTTTAAGCTTCTTACGCATATCAGCGATCTTAGCTGCACCTGTTAAACCTGCACCTGCTGCACCTACACCAAAGCCAATACGCTGCGCTTTACGTGAGGCACGTTGCCCTCTAGTTGCTTGTTCTACTTGACGTTGACCTGCTTTAGGTTTAGTAGTCATGTCTTTGGCGTGTTTAGCACCTTGCTGCGCTAGTTTCTTACCATACTTTTTAACTGCTGCTGCCATACCTCTACTAGCAATAAACCTAGCTACGGCTGCTGCTCCTGCTACCACTAACGGTGCTACCATTATTTCTTTCCTCCAAAAAACTTACTTACAGAACGAATGCCTATACTGGCACTAACGATTCCACCTAATGAATACTGATACCAAGATGGCATAGTTTCGAGTGCCGCAAACCCAGCTTGCACAATGTTGTTACCCCAATCACCACAGAATGCTAGAATTAATGGAATAGAAAAAAGTAAAGTTATCCATTCATCTTTCCAACTATTCTGTGTAGCTTGTATTGCAGCAAGATCCCAATCAATCTCACCTGTAGCTTGTTTAACTTTAATCTCAGCGTTAGCTTTCTGTACAGCTACTTTACCATCTAGGTACGTAGTTGCTAGCCCACCTACTGCGCCTAAAATTTGACCAATCATTTTTCATGCCCCAGCCAAACAGCAAACGCACCAGTCATAGCACCAGTTACAGTAGCTGTAAGTGCAGTAGCTTGTGATGTCATATCAGCAGAAGATAACGCCATAAACCAAAACAAAACTTCTATGTACATCCATGTCATTACTAACATCATTAGTCTTGGCATAATCTTCCAAGCTAACACTCTTTCCATTGCTATAGTCATAAGTTATCCTCGCCTGTATCTAGCGGTCTTCTTTGCAATCTCTTTAGGTTGAGCCACAAACTGCTGACCTGCCTTAGTGCCTTGTCGTTTTGCTCTAGTAGTGGCTGCGTACTCACTAGAACTAAGAGCATTGATAGCCTTAGTAGGTAAATAGCGTTCACCAGTTTTAGCACTAGGCTTCCCGCTTTTAGTACGCCACTTTTCCTTAGTCCACTTGTTAAGACTTTTTTGACTTTTTGCTAGTGCCATGTACTTTCTGTACCTCAAAATTAGCAGACAAGCTTGCACCTTTATGTGGTACAAACTTTCCTGTGTGCTTCATAAGTTTAAAGCTACCATTAGATTGTTTCATCCAGTGGTAGCCTTTAGGTGCTTCTACCTTCATTTATAACCCCCACCCGCTTTTTTGTATTCACTTGCGAGGAGTTGGGCTTTACGTGCAGACCATTGACCCGCCTTCCCGCCTTTGGTTCCCCGTTTAATCCGCTCAAACAAACGTTTACGCATAGCAGGCTTAGTATAATTTCCTGCCTCATTAACCTTGGATTTTGCTTTCTTCGCCGTAGATTTTGTTGTAGATTTCGCCACGAGAAATTCCCATATCATGCAGATGTTTATCTGACATATTCTGAAGAACCCAATAGTCTGCTCTGCGCTGTTGATGTTCTTGAATTTTATTAAGTACTTTTTTAAACATGTTCTATCTCCTATATATGTTAAGGTAAGAATTACTTACCCTTATGGAGATAGTTATATCATACTTAGTTATAACATAGTATAGACAAGTTTGCAACCCCGCTATGCATTATCTATTAGGGTTATAGTACTGACGTACAGAGATAAATACTTCTAGCCCACTACTAGTACCATCAAACGCTAAGATCTTATCGCCAGCATGTAGGTGAATCCTGTCAGACGTTACAATATTATATACATCATGCCCAGCTATAGCCTTTGCATTTATTAAGTGATGATATGAGTTTGTGTCTGCATGATACCACTGAACAGTAGCGTTATGAGTAGAATTAGAACCATTACTAATATGTAAGAAATCTATAGTAGCATCGTGGTTAGGTGGACACGTATATACTAAGTTAGCACTAGCGCCACCTGAAGTAGCTGTTACTGCTACTGCTGCTGTGTCTGTAGTATATGTACGTGTATCTATTGACATATTATTTCCTACGCTACTATAAAGTCTACGATCTGACCGTCAGGTTTACGTAGTTTATTTGGATTGGGGTTATAAGCATACATCTGATTCACTAGCTTAAGATCTTCTACTGGTGTATCAGGAGTTACTTTGTTAGGCTGCTCAGGTTTATATTCTTCATTATTTCTACTGGACCTATCCTTGTCTGCCTTTTCAAACACTATGTTTTCATGCGTCTGAAAAGGAAAACTAGGTAAAGGAAAGTGAGATATTAAAGTCATTAAACTGTAGAGCCTACCTTTAGTTTAAAACATTTTGTACGGATGTATAGCCCCTGTTGTGCTAGAGCTTTAGCTGCATTAGCTACTTCTTCTTGACACAACTTTTCAGTTGCTATCAATCCACTGGTACGTATCATTACGTCACAAGATGTTGCTGCTGGGCTATAACAACCCAGCAACACTGCAAGCCACATTAACCCGCCGTCCACTTCTGTGTGCCGCCTACAGATGCACCTGCGTTTGCATAGCCACCCTTTGCGTACATATTTTTCTTGCCATCACCATAGCCACCTTTAGCATATGACTTTTTCTTTTTATGCGCCATGCCTCCATGTGCCATATCTGCAAAAGGATTAGGTAGCGGTTTAACTTTCTTATTACCAGCTTTTGTGTTAGCGCCTTTTGTAGCTGACTTTTGTGCTTCCGCAGCATCTGCAGCATCAATTTTCTTTTCGATAGCATCAAATTCTTTTTGTGTAATTTTACCTGCACGTAAATCTTTACCTGCCTGTATCATAGCATCTGCACGTTGCTTATCTGTAAATGAACGGTACGCAGCCATTGATAGTGGCTTGTCACCAGCTTTAGTTGTGATAGCTGAGATACGTCCTGATGCAGCACGTCCACGCTCTTGTCCTGTTTGTTTCTGTTTAAACTTAGGTAGTTTTCCCATTGGTATAGTTCCTTCTATTTACCATTTAACTTTATCAGCCCAGTAAGCTGCACTCAACTTACCACGCTTTATGTTCTTTGAGTGACGTGCTTTAAAGCTTGCACGTTTCTTTTTCATTTTATCTGATTCACCTGCTTTAGGTTTTCCTGCAGTCTTAGCGCCTTGCTCACCAAATCGAATAGTCTTAACCGTATCACCCTCTTTAGCTACAACTACGTGTGACTTCTTAGGATGGTTAGGTGTACGCTTAGGTTTGTTAAAGCCTGATACACCT